TTGGCGCCTTGTATCCCCTGTTCGGAAGCGGCCTCACTAACACTTGCGCGGATAGCCTCAAGAAGGGGGCGGACACCAGCACCAAAACGATTTTCAAGAACGTTGCGGCCATAGAGTCGAGCCAAACGCAAAACCTCTTCTTTATCCCCTTCGACATTCTGAATACGTCCTTCTTCGAGTTCATTGACATTTTCTTCACCGTGGAGTGTGTTCAGGATTGAAATCTCCCACGGGAAAACCTCTTTTGTAACGACCGTATTCGCATTGAGTTTGATTTCTACATTGACTAACTGTGCTTTCATGTTGATCCCTATATTTAAGAATGGGCCTCCTTTGAGGCCCGTGTTTGAAGTGGATTGAAGGGGTTAGGCGATACCCAAGACCGCATGAGCATTGAGGCGGTTAGAGGTGAGAAGACCGCGCCAAACGATCATCTCATAGAAGGCCAAAACGTTATGCGGGCGGGTCGGTCTAACGATGTCAATGCCGTTATCTTTATAGAAAAGATGACGAGAGTTGATGAAATAACAACGCTTAGACCATGCAGTAGAGGCCGTTGTTTCGAGCGCGTCCAAGTCATCAAACGTCGGGTCATAAACGATTTCAATGCCCTTATAGAAAAGGCCCGTCTTCATGCCTTCGCCAACTGCGACATCAATCTTTTTGACGGCTCCCGCGTCGGCGTTTTGAGTCACGGTCACGCTAGAGGCGTAAGCGTCAATGAAGTCACCTCCTGCAAGAATGAAATCAGGTGTGCCGCCGTGACGGATACAGCTTCGCCAAGCCTTCTCCATCTTTGCCCTCATTGTGGCCGCGTTAAGCGTTGTGTCGGCATAGTTGCGCCAATAGGTGGCTTTAGCACGGTCAATGCCGCCAACTGTACCTGTGGTCGGTTTAAGAGAAACAATGGCGTCCAGGCCTACAACTGCGTCATTAGAGGACGTGCCGTCGCGGTGAAGTGCCAAGTCAAGAGACTTGTCAAAACCTTCTTTCAATGCGTAAACGTTGTCGGCCAAGAAGTTAGAAATAATGGCCTTTTCATTGTCAGAAGTGCGGAATTCTCCGCGGCTTCCTTCGCGAACATCAATGCCCGCGGCGACTAACTTATCATGGGAAACCTTGAAAGCGTCAGTCGCACGCGCCCAAGACCAGTTGTTTTGAACAGTCGGATCACGGTCATTGAAGGCGATAGTGTTTTCACCATAGCCGAATGCAAAGTTAGAGCCGTAATCTTTGATGATGTTTTCAGACTCAGACGGGCCCGCATTCATTCTCTTCTTCTTAGATTTCAAGAAGGTGAGAAACGGTTGCTCCTGTCTAATTTGGTCCGTTGCGTTTTTCACATAGTTAGTCAACGCATAATGAGCAAGAATACTCAAGTCAGCAGTAGAAATAGCCATAAATGAAATGTCCTAGAAAAGTTGACGAAACGTTTCATTCAGTGCCCGAGCTGTGGCAATTTTCTTAATTTCTGCCCTGGTGCGACTCAGGGATACGAACTACAGAAACTCTTCAACTCTTCGGGACGCGACACCCGCTACTTCGATTTCTTCTGAATGTTGAGGCCCGCTCCGCGGTTGAAATCCTCCGAAACGTGTAAGACCGCGGAGGGGCGCTCAAGTAAATTGTCAAGCACCTGCGAGGAGGTGCGGAAAAAAAATTAAATACCCAGCGTTCTCATTTTCTCGAAGAGTTGATCTTCAAGAGACATATTCGGATTTAGAGAGCGCTGTCCTACATTCGTATTTCTGTGCTGAGAAATCGGGCGAGCGCGGTTAGTCTCTCGGCCCTGCATAGAGAGAGAATCCCACATGACCTGAAGTTGGGATACCCACTGAGAGGGCGGCACCGCGGCCGTGAAAGACTGAAGTCTCTCAGGTGTGAAATGAGACTGAATGGCCTTGATCTTGCGTCCAAAATCTACCTCACCGCTCTTCGAGTAGAAAAACTGTTGCACGTCAATTTGTGCATTCTTGACGGCCTGAAGTCTCTCGGCCTCAAACTGTTGGGCCTGTTGTGTCTGAAGCTGAAGCTGTTGCTCTCTCTGTTTCTGCTCGCGGGCGCGGACTAATTCAAGTGCTTGATCCCGATTCATAGCTAAGTCTGCTACAGACTGCTTGAGGTCGGGGAATTGATCGAGCGGATCAGCCAAGGCGACATCTTCGCCCAACTCAGCGCAGAGATTGGCACGGATTTTGTCTAAGGCCGCGATACCCTTTCGCATATCGTCCTTATTGCCTGAGGAAACAAGGCGGCCGATAGCCAAGACGGTGTTAATGGACTCACCGTCAAAACCTGCGTCACGGAAAGATGTGACAACTGTTTCAAGGCCCTGACGTGCTTCTTTGCGCTCCGCAAACATTCGCTGAAGTCGTTCTTTGCCGCGCTCGGTCTTTGCCGTGTTGATTAACTCAGCCTCTTCCTCTTCAGGAGTCTTCGGTTTTAAATCATCCTGCGGGGCCTGTTTCTGATCCTGTTGCGCCTGTTTCTGCTCGGCGGGTTTCTCGGCCGCCTGGTAGCCGTCATCACCGTCTTCGCCGTCGTCGGCCGTATTACCGTCCTGCTCGTCCATTTCATTGAGCTTAGACATAATTGTGTCGTTGAGGCTATTCGCTCCTTCTGCGCCGTTTTCGGTGCCTTCCTGCGCGTCCTGTGTGTCGTTCTGCTCCGCTGTGTTGTCGGCGGCCTGGTTTTCGTCGTTCATTTTGATGTCGTCGTTGTCAAATTCCATGTTTAAAACTCCATTCAAGATTAAAAAGATTTATTGAAACTAGGGGTTGTTTTGCGGCATTACTTGTGCCTGTTGTGTCTGTTGTGCTTGAGTCTGAAGTGCTTCAACGTTCGGCATAAAATCCTTCACGTCCAGGCGGTCATCAAACCTGTTTAGAGTCTCGGTCAACATGGCCTCAAACGGTTTGTAGTCCATGCCTTGAGCCGCTGACTGTGAAATGAGCTGTGCCAACTGAATCAATGAGGGGAGGATACGGCCCCAGGCTTCCTGCTCTTCAATTCGATTAGGTTTGCCCGTTGAACCAGCCCGAATCTTCACGTTAATTTGTTCAAAGACTTCATCGCGAGAGAGTTGCGGCCAATCGTAAGTTTTCTCAAACTTTAGTGACCCGTCGGGGTTTTGAATCGGTAAGCCGTTTTCATCTAGTACGGGCTGAGGCGCGCCCATGATTCTTTCAACTGCCCCTTCATTCAATTCGAGTAGGAGAATCTGTCCCGCGTATTGGCACAACTCAGATAAAAATTCTTCTGTCCAATCCTGAAACATCGAGATACGGGCAGAGAGAGAGTTATTCATAATCTCGGCTTCAGTAGCAGTCTTCGCCTTATTGATAGATGATCGGGCGGCGTCCTGTAGGCCGACACACTGCTCAATGTCCATTCGGATAGGCGAAGTATCATACAAAGAGGGGTCAATTGGCGGGAATTGCTTGGGAACAAAAGCTTTTTGCAATTCCGAGGAGTCCACTCCTTTTAGGATTGTGATTTCTCCAACTCCGCTCTTTTGAAAAGACTCAACGTCCTTGACCTTGACATCATTACCCGCGATATATCCAGGGACAATGAAATCACGATTTTCGACGAGTTTCTCTCTTATCTGATTGTGCTCGGCTTGAAGTTTTTCGGACAAGTCAACCAAGGACGGGGCCACAAAACATCCGTCAATTTTGTTGAAAGGCAACAAGAAGAACGGGTAAAAGCGTCGACCATTGACGGGAGGCGGGTACGGATCACGGAGCCAAAAGTCACAACCGTCGCAAAGTGTATAGACCATCTGTGACCGCTTATCCCAAATTTCATAGACTAAAACTTGATCGTCATCGGACACTTTGTCCAAGTCCTGTGCCTGGTTGTCCACGGCCGAGCCGTCGTAATTGAACGTCGTGGCTTTTCGAATTTTCTTTTTGTAGCGTGACTCAACATCATCACGCGTCATAAAGATCATCTGTGCAATCCAATTGGCGTTACGGTAGTCATCAAAGTTTTGGCAAGTCGGGTCAATTAACAAGTTGTCTGTCATCACGCGGTCAATAACAAGCCCTTCGCTTGCAACAACTTCGGCTTTACTTTCCAGTCCGCGCATGACCTGCTTCAACTCTTCAAGCTCGGCTTCCTTCGAGGCTCGGTCTTGATCATCCTCAATGCGTGTAATCAACTGCTCTAAGGTGCGTATATTGTCCTGAGTGTCCTCAAGTCTGTTGAGGATCTCGGGGTCTTGGTGGATGTCTTTTTGATACAAGACCTTGACCGCGCCATAGGAGCAGATAAGAGCCGCGCGCACGACTTCAGCGCCCCATAGCTTCAAGTTGGCGTCCTCAAGCTGTCTGTTGAGAATAGTTTCAAGAGTCTTACAAAACAGTGTGGATTTAAATTGTTGCTGTCGCGGCTGTACCACTAAGTCAGGGTTACGGCTGTAAATCGTCGGCAACAAAACATTTATCATGCCAAGGATTAAATTAGCCCTGTACTTAACATAGTCTTCTGAGTTCGCCTCAGCTTGAGTATTGAAGTTCTGCACAAGTTTTCGATTGTGCTTACAGCGTTTGAAAAAAGGGCCCCAATACTTTTGCGCCTTCGCCAGTCGCTTTCCCCATGCTTTGGCCAACGGGTCAACTTCGGGTTGTTCCTCGATTGCCTCTCCAATCTCACTATTCATGTCTTCTAGTCTCTCCATATTGTTTCCTCTTCAGGTGCTTTACGTTTTCTCTGTACGCCGTATCTAAGGGCGTCCCATGCGTGATCTTCTTCTGTCGTGTCAACATCCTCGGGGTTTCTCTCGTCAGGATGTAGCGTCGGAATAGTCCTAATGCAGTGTTTGCACGTCCTAAAAAATTTGAGTTTTCCGTCGGCTAGGAGCCGGATGATTTCTTGCGCTCCGTTAATTCGTGAGCCTGGGCCTTTTGTGCTAGGGCGCCATTTAATGCCCGCGTCAGCGAATGCTTTACCAATTGATCTATCAGTACCGACGTTAGAAAAAATGGCTGAGTCAGCAATCGAATATCGGTACTCGTATCCGTTTCGCTCGTCCGACGCTTCGCGGGCCTTCATCTTCTGCGCAACTTGATCGACGTTTTCTCGTGAGCCTTCCCCGTCCCGTTCGCCTTTTCCATAGATTTCACGGAAAACGAATATCACTCCGTCAGGGTTCATGGCGAAGTACAGAACGCAGTAAGGAGCCGAGTAGCCCCAGTCCATAGACCGCCACATTTCCCAGCCGCTAGGAATAAAGAACGGCTCAACAATGTGCTTAGAGGCGTCCCATACGCCCTCCAAGAACGAACCTACATGAATATCCCAATCCCCGTTTAACCAGGCTTTACGGCGGTTTACGTCGGAAATAGATAGGATCGAGGCCAGGTAGGACGGGTCGTTTTCCAGGAGTAGTTTGTTTTCCCAAACAGTGGACGTTATGCGCGTGCGTTTTCTGTACGACAAGTCAATCCGTGATCCGTCAGGGCCGATCAAGAACGGTTTCTCAGGCTCGATAATGGTGCACTGCGGCACCTCACCGATTTTGAAATACGACTTGACGGCCTCATGTCCTTTGCCGAACGGGTTACAGGTCGAGCGAACACGCTTAGGGATACCAGGCATAGCAGATCGGCACGTGGACTGCATGGCCTGATAAAACGACAGGTTAGGCCAGTTGGTCAGCTCCTCGAATGCCAACCACGGATAGTTATGGCCATGATAGTTCCAGTAGTCCTCTTCTCTATCGCCGTATCTGAATTTCAACTCTTCGCCCGTGGCGAATTTCCACACGTACTCCGACTCATTAAATTTTGCCGTCGGGAAAATCTGCGGGAACCACTTCTTAGACTTCTTAACCACGTCATCCAGCTGAGGATAGGTTTGACGGAATAAAACGCCGTTCCACTCCGCGCCGTACCCTTTACCGACTTCACGTGCAAAATCCATAAGGAGCGTATCTGTTTTGCCGCCCCCGCGTGTACCCTCAAGCAGTACCTCGAAAATGGGGCACGACAAGAAAAGCCGCTGGCTTCCAGGAAAAGGCGACCAAATGACCTTAGGTTTCTGCTCAAGTGCGTTACTGCTCATTGTCTGCGCCCATGTATTTCTTCTTGTTGGCCTCTTGCTCGGCGATAACTCGTTCAGCAGTTAGGCCCCAATCGTCAGCCGTCAACGCCTCAGGAATGACAAGCACGCCCGCATGAGAGGGGATTAAGTCCTTACCGTCCTTGCCCGTAACTTCCTGCGGCATACACTTCGAGAGCAGAGAACAAAAAGCCTTCGGCTCAATCTGCGCGATCATCTTCAGATACTCAACTCCGCCCATTTCATCAAGAGCCTGAAGGACCATTGTTTTGACCGCAGTAGTGATCTTATTGGGCACACCTTTCGGACGGCCCGCGGGGTTATTTGTTTTGTTCTTTTGAGACTTTTTCTGAAAATCCGCATTGTTTTCAGGAGCGACCTCTTTTTTCACTGTCTCTCCTGAAAAATCAATTTGCACCCTAATTTGTCCGTTCGGCCTGACGGGTTCGCCAATTTGCGGCTTCTGAATATGGAACAAGTTGTCATCAATCCCAAGGGCTTGAGCGATACCATCCCGCCCCGCCTTGAAAGACGAGATCATGTTGTCATCATCCCGCTTACGCTTATCAGGCGGATAGAACGTCAGATAGAGCGGCAGTGCTTCGAGCTGAGAACAATCAGGCGCGGGCTTGCCGCCCAAAGCTTCCTTAGTCAAGAAATACGCCTGTTGTTTGTATTTCTTAAACTCCCGCGCATACTCCATGTTATTAAGGGTTTTCGAGCGGTTTGGGTTAAGTCTTGAGGGGGTGTAAGGCAGAATAATTTCAAACATTTTTCAATCCTGTTTTAATCGTATTCACAAACATACACCCCTATCAAGAAGGAAAAGAAAAAAAATAACGAGGACGATAAATAAATAAAATCCAATAAGAACTAAATTCATTTTTCTCTCCCACTCACGTGCTCGGAATAATCGAACAGTGTCAACCACTTAGGCAGGATTAACGCTTCATCATTCTTTCTGAAATGGTTTTGAAATCCAGGGTCGAAGCGAACGAGCGCACGAGCGATAGCCTTTTCAGATAAGCCGATATGAGCAATAACTGTACCAATACTTTTAGTAGGGGTTATCACTCTGCTCCCAATAGGGAATTTATCAATCTCAACATCACGTTTAATGACGAATGTGCTCATGTCTCCTCCTCACATAAAAACGGCGTCGGTAGCTGGTTTACGCATTGAGCGTCCAAGGAATTGACGGGCTACACACTTGCTTGACACTCGATCCATTAAGCGGTCACCGAGAAGCGCTAGGAGCGCTTCAGGCGGTAAGTTGGTCAAAAGAATGGTCGGTTTCTTGTTGGTGAGTCTGCGGTCCATGACCGAGAACAAAATACGGCGCTCTGAGTCGGAGCCTTTTTGCACGCCGATTTCATCCAGGACGAGAAGACCGATTTTCGAGTATTTTTCAATGACATCATCTTCCGTAAATTCAGCGTTTTTGGCATAAGCCCCGCGAACGGCCCAAAATAGCTCTGTAACGGTCATGTACTTGCAGGTAGTATCTTCTATCAAACTCTGCAAGATCGTGCACGCTAGGTGCGTTTTGCCCGTTCCACAGGGGCCAAAAAACAGAGGGCCGTATCCGCCCGCCTTAGCCTTCTCCCAACCGTTGATAAAACGTCGAGTCAATTCTTTCGCTGAAGCCTGCGTTTGATCCTGCGGGATGTAATCTGCAAGGCCCTTCCCTCGGTATTCCTCAGGGATACCGGCTCGAATGAGTTTGTTGTCGAGTTGTTTGCGTTCGGCTTCCTGGCGCTCAGCCTCGGCCAACTCAGCTCTAAGCGCGGCTTTTTGTTTTTCGCATTCGGGACACGGTGCCGCAAAAACTAAGCGGCCGTTTTGAAAAATGTCTTCACCCGTGTAGGTGCCATGCTCAGGGCAGTTTCTCACGACCGGTTCACGTGTAATGTTTAAAGTCTCTCCGATTGATTTCCACATTTTTAAAGCTCTCCGTTTCTGCGTTTCTCGTTCATCTCTTCCCAGCTCATTTGGGATTCGTAAAATTCGGTGGTGTATCCGCCCGCGGGTTCTGCCAGGCAGTGGGCGCGGTTGAATGTTTGCGGTCGAGGTGTCGGTCTTGGTGTTGGCCTAGTGCGCGGGGACTTCAAATAATTGAGCCATGTAGTTCGCCAACCGTTGTCACTGCGCTTAGTGCTTGCGCCTGCGCCTTCTTGCCAATAAAACTGAAACTCGGCAAAAGCCGCGAACGGTTCAAGATCGGGGCGCATTTTTGCGCATAACGTTTTCCACTCTTCGGGGATTTCTTTTAAGTCGAAGGAATGAGTGATCGGACGAGTTTTTTTGACCGCGGATTTTTTCTGCTCTGCGTCGTCAGCCGTCAACTCAAAATCTGGAGAAGTCGTATCAACAGTATTTATATTGTTATTAGTTGACTGAGTCTGACTGAGTTGAGTGACATTTTTGTCACCACTTTCTGACAAAATTGATACCACTCTAGGTGCATTTTTGTAACTAGTATCATTTTCGCTACCAGTCGCATTATTGCTACTACTTGTAGTGACATTTTTGTCACCACTTCTAATTTTGGCTTTCTTGAATAATTCTCTTGACTGCTGATACTCTGTTTCGATTTTTTCAAGGTTGATGGCGTAAAAATTTCGAGCACCTCTGCCCTTGTTAAAAACTTTTATCCAGCCATTTGCTACAAGGAACGCGATCGCCTTAAAAACTGTCCTTCTATCGCACTCTGTCTCAAGTGAAATAGTCTCAGTCGACGGGCGGCAGTTTGATCCGTCGTCGTTGGCATAATCGCACAAGCAGCGCAAAACCGCCTTGTCAGCCGCACTGCCAACAGTACACTTACCTGCTTTAAATGACAGAACGTAACTCATACAACACCACAGTCAAGATGTCCAAAGTTCAATCCTTCCACGCAATCGCTTCCTACTCTTTGAGCATGCGACGCAAGAGATTGTTTTTCATCTTGTCCCACGAGTTGTTTGGCCTGAGGTCTTCTACAGTGACCTCCCCGTTGGTCAACTCCTCAATCAAAATGCATTTTTCAATTGATCCGGTGCGTTTCCCTGCGGCCAGCATGCTGACGAATTCAGGTGAAACACCAATTTTTTCGGCAAGAGCCTTTTGAGATATTTCAGGATGTTTTTCAAAATAGTGTTTCAGCTTCATTGCATTCTCACATAACGATTTGTTTTGATATTACGCATAACATTAAGTTATGTCAAATTAACAAAATGTTGTTTAATACGTTTAAGGAGATTGAAATGAGACCTGTTAGTGAAATTAGACGTGAAAACTTGGAGTTACTCATCGAAGAACAAGGCACTATTCCGGCATTAAACGAGAGACTGGGGCGTAGACGCAACGACCCATCGTTATCTTTTATTCGCGCTCAGTCGGTCCGCAGCAGTACTGGGAAGCCGTACTTAATGGGAGACCGATTAGCCCGTGACATAGAAGCCAAACTAAATCTTGGAAGGGGGTGGATGGACACAGACCATGCAGGCATATTAATAGACTCGGTGGACGAGCCAGCTGATGGAATCAAAGTTCTGGAATTGGCAAATACAGGCACCATGGGTGATGATCCAAGTGTTCTTGAACAAGATGTGATCGTAGGAGGTTTGACCCTTGCCACCGATTTCGTCCGTCGTTTGAATCCAACTAATCCAATGAACCTCAGAGTACTAACTGGGCACGGCGACTCAATGATGCCAACCATCGCACCGGGGGATAAAGTTCTAATTGACGAAGGTGTGAAAGATTTGTATGACGGAATTTATGTTTTACGTTCATACGACACGTTATTCATTAAAAGAGTCAATAAAAATCTCAGGGGTGTCGTTGTTATTTCTTCCGACAACCCTACTGTCAAACTCAGCGAGGAGCTGGACGGTTCTGAACAGCTGGAAATTGTCGGAAGAGTGGTTTACGTTTGGCATGGGAATTTTGTGTAGCAATTTTGCCGTCCGCAGTGACAGGGAATATTCCTTTTCTGTTTAAATCTATATCGTTAGGACCGCTCTAAAAATATAGATCGTTGCAAAAGTAAATCACGAAGATGAGGCTTTAGTTTGTCTTATGAGAAAATTAAGTTGACTTCAAGAGAACGTCATGATCATGAGAATGGGTGTGACAAAATCTCCTCAGCCGCCTCAATGGCGCATCTATAACGAGAATTTTCTTAACCTCTAAGATGAGAAATTGGAAGTATCGTTAGCCCAATGAAGCAAAAGATGAACGAGTCATTAAGATTTTGAAATGAAGCTATTATTCGCATCCTTGGTGCTACTTCTCGGATTGATCGGCTGTACAAGTCAATCGGAAGGTATGCACCTCTCAGAGGTTCATCCACCAGCCTCTCGTCCTGATAATTTACCCATTAAGAACGCTTTAATTGATAGAGAAAAAACGATTAAGGAAGAAAGACCATTAGAAAAATTACAACATTGTATTGAAAATGATGTGTATACCTTTTGGGATAACACTCAAACACCCAAGGAGCTTTCAACTTTTATCATGAACGATTGTTTTGAGTCGTTCGCCCAGCAACCAAATCTAAACAAAAAGCAACTTTCCATACTGAGGTCCCGCCTCAACAAGGCGGTGACCTCTGAAATTATATTCTTGCGCGAGAAAAAACAGGCTAACATCTACAATCAATGCATAAAAAATTATTTACTTACAGCCGATGACGGACTGACTTCTGCCTCTGAGCTTGCCTCCATGTTCATATCTTCTTGTCTTAAAGAAGCCAACTTGGCGCCCAAAGCCCGACGAGAATTACTGACCAATTCCGAAAAAGAAAAAGTTACACTTGCTATCCTGAGGCTTAGAAAAATAGAAAAGGATTATTCAGCTGAGCGACAAAATCTCGACACAAAAGCAATTGTTGAATCCTTAATCATCAATAATCAACTTGAATTAAATCGAACAATGCAGGATCTTCTTAGAAGTCGTTGGAGAAGATAATTCCGGAACTAAATCACAGGGGATGTTGCAAAAGTCCTGAGAAGGACGGTTAGCGCATCCCCTTTCTTCTATACCCTCTTTTGGCTATTTCATTTG